CACCTGCCTGAGCCCGCCCCACATATCCCAGGCGCTATCCGTCGATCTCTGTAGCGCCGCGATGAACGGATCCAACTCCGTGACCGCCCCTGCTGTCGCTTCCCCCACCGCCTTCATGCCAGAAGACACGACCGCCTGTGCACTGGTCAGGGATTCCAGGCCCACGGTAGCCTCGTAGGCCGCTTCTGCCATCCTGAGGGGGCCCACGTACTGATCCTCAATGCCCAGCGCCAACGCCTGATTGTAGAGCATCTGCGCCTCGGCCAGCTCTTCATAGGCCTGCGCAGTAGTGAGTGCGGCCGGGGCAAGAAATCCTAGTACCTGTATGGCCTCGTCCCAGACTGTGCCTTCCACCAGGTCGGTCATCTGTTCGGCCAGGTAGCCTACGGCAGGCGCCGCCTTCTCTCCTGCGGCAACCTTCAGGTCTTCCAATGCAGCGTTCATACGTTCAATGGAATCACTGTAGTCGTCAGTAATCCCACCCGCCGCCTCAATTTCCTCCCGCCCGGTACTGATGACGCTGGTCAACATCGCCTGTTTGCGCTCGGCGGCGTCCAACTGTTTGGCGGTTTTGCCAATACTCTCGGCGTAATCATCCATGACCTGTTCCATGTCAAGGACAATGCCGAGGTTATCCAAAATCATCCGAGATTCGCGACCGATGCCGGTGGTGATGTCGTTCAGCGCCTGCGTGGTCGTCAAGCCCATCGCCCGCGCCCGCGACCGGGCAACATCTGTCAGTTCCTCCCACTGTTTGGCGTTGGCCCCCAGGCCCAGCAGAATCCCCTTGTTGGCGGCAGCCATCGCGTCCATTTCTGACACAGTGCCACCTGTAGCCCGTTTGATAGCGTTTAGGATGTCAGAGGCAGAACCTCCTGCACCAGCCGCCAGGTCTTTGAATGCGGCCTCGGTACGCATGGCAGCCGCGCCCAGTTCGCCCAATCCCCACACGGCCTCGATGGCCTGCTTGCCCATGTAGGCGAATCCCATCGCGCCCACCATTTGCAACGCGCTGGACAGGCCACTGGCTTGACGTTCCAGGCCCGTGACTTCCTTGGACACGCCTCTGAGCGACCTCGTTGCGCCCTTGTCCTGGCCTATCAGTTGTATCAGCAGTTTGTAGATTGACAACTACTTCACCCTTGGCGGGTCCATGCCCTGTGCCACCATGCCCATCACCTGAAAGACCAGCGGGTCATATTCCGCTACCTGTTCAGGTGACAATGACGCCCCAGTCCAGTGGTTGAATAGTTTGGTTTGCCACAGCAGAACCGCCAGATCAGGCGGGTCAGGAGGGGGGTCAAACTGCACCCCCGTGCGTGCTGCTACGCACCATCGCCCGACCCGCCGTTCTAGTTTTTTACGGCGCTAGTCAACCACTCGTTGCGCTGTTGCGCATACGCACTGACAGCCCACAGCAGGATGTCAGAGAACTCGCCATTCGCCAGGTCGTAGGCCGCCTCACAGTCCAAAATCTCATAGATGACATCCACGCTGCTGTCATCAAGATATTCGGCAGGGACGGCTACCTGATCGATCTTGCGCGACATTTCCCAGTAGGCGTATCTGTCCCACGGGTCTGCCTCCCATCCCTCATCATCCGGCGGCTCTGGTTTTTGTGGCGGTGTCCATTTCTCATCATCCACATTCAGCCAGAACGTCAGCACGATGCCAGGATAGCCCATTCCCTCGCAATCCACATCTCTGGTCAATCTCGGGAGTATTAAGCCCATTTCGTCGTCTACCGCCTTTCTATGCAGTCGAATAGGTCGTGTACGTCACCGCGTCAACAGAGTTGAACCCAACCGTCCACTCAATTGCGCCATCATACGGCTCGGTGAACGACCGGCTAATCAGCTCCATCGTGGTGCATTCCCACAGGTCCAACCCGGCGGTGTGCCCGGTCGGGCAGACGTTTAGCGTTTGCTTGTCACCCATCGTCAACGCGGCGATGACATCCGTTCCGCCCGAGTCATAAAGCACCGTCAGCGTTACGCTGGTGTTGGACGGCCCCTGGAAGCCCAAAACCTGCTGCCGGGACGTATCCCCCTTGTGGGTGATGTCGATCTTCTCGGATTCGCCTTTGTCCTCATTGAGATCCACCGATCTCCCGGTGCCGCTGATGTCGGTGCCGCCGTACTCGACATACAGGTCTATACCACTCAATTGCGCCATTTTCTAGCCCTCCGTGTTTTGTTCCTGCCCCAATCGTTCCAGTTGTTCATCCAGCCAGGCCCAGCCGTCGGCCACGCTGTACCTGTAGCTGCCCACATGGATCACCCCATTGTCGCGGTCTACGCCCACGGTTGCCCCGACGTCGTGAGCCTGGTAGTAAAACGGCATATCCGGACTGCATCCTCGGACGCAATCGGCCCACATAAACTCCTCGGGGTCATTGTCGCCGCACATGGCCTCTAGCACCCAGCGCCGATGCAGAGAGAACCCAAACGCCGCGCCGTCTACCGCCTGCGTCCCCGTTCTCTCGTAGCGATTCAGCCAGATTCCTGCCATGTACCCGCCTCTAGATTCTACCGTTTCTGGCATCCACCAGCCACAGGGTTGCATCCTGGCATCTACCCGGCGGTTGACGTAATCGGCACACACGATGTCAAATTCCTGGTTCGCCGGTTTGAATCGCATCCGGTTCAGCTGGTCAGCTCGGAACCCGTGGTCATCCTCGATAATGCAGAGCGTGTCACAGTCCGTCAATAGAAATTCCCTGATGATCTTGTTGTGCGCCAGGGGTAGCCTTACCCCCATTTCGATGTTGGGCCTGCCGTCGGGCCCCAGCGTGTTCAGCACCCGGTCCCCAGGTTGGAACTGACCTTGCACCAGCATCATAGTCCACGAAAGCCAGAACTCGGGAACGCCTTTGTAATAGGGCACGCCCACTGCGATTTTGCCGAATGATCCAGTCATTTTCTACCTTTCTGCCCCACTCGGGGGCAATTCACACCCTAGCTTCTGGTATGCTTGACGCTCAGATAGTCCACGTCAACGGTTTTGCTGGACGTGCCATCGCCACAGGCCACAACCGTTAGGTACAGATTCACGTCGGGCGACACACCAAACGACCCGGTGAATGTCCCTACCAGCGCATCGTTGATGTAGAACAGGATGCCGGTTGCGCCATCGGCAGGGATCTCGATTCTGAACTTCTGGTAGGTGTCGGCTACAGGTGCAACGACCGAGGTTGCGTTGCCGGCGTCGTCCGAATCGCCATCGACCGCGCACATCCACCATTCTTTCGTCGTGGCGCCATCATCGAAAAGAAACCCCACCGCATCGCTGGCGTGGGATGTGATAGAGTCTGCCGCATTGGTGAACGGTTCCTCTAGCGTGGTAATGTCGGTCAGGCCCACGAATACGGACACGTCGGTGATCGCGGTGTTGATGTGCAATCGCCCCTGAACCACAAGCCCGCCACTGTCAGCCTGGACAGGCACATGATAGACTGCCTGGACCGCGTCCTCTGCCGCGGTCCCGTCATTGTCGCCGGTGGTCAGCAGCATCACGCCATTCTCTGCGCTGCTGATGGCCGGGTCGATGGCCTGCGCGTCGTTGCCACTGTTCAGAATCCAGGGTGTCTCAGCCTCTACCCACGTCTGGTAGGTGTTGAAATCGTCAAAGAAGATGGTCTGCCCTACCAGGTCCAACTCTGCGCTGCCCGCTGGTGTGAGCTGCCCGGTGTAGTCCACTTCCCAGTAGTTGGTTGCCGCGGCCCCGATGCGCCACACGTCAGCCGCTGCACCTACAGCGATGTTGCCCACGTTGGCCGCCGAACTGTAGATCACTTGCCCCGAGTCCCTGAAATAGAGCGGGGTGTCGGTGCTCATCGTCAACGCGGCCGCCAGCGATGTGGCTACCGCGCTTTTGTCCACAATGAATCTCACCCATTCGTCATCAGACCCTACCCCGTCATCGACTTTCTGGTACAGGGCAGAATAGTCATCCGTGGCGCCCCCGGAAGTGCCGCCGTGGATGTGCAAGCTGCCTTTTGGTGCGCTTGACCACGGATCGCTTGCCCCGTCCGGTGCGCTGTCGTTCGTGATGATTTCGATGTAGGCCGTCGATGTGGTGTCAGCGTCGTAAACTCTGACCACCGAAACAAGCGTGACATTTGGTGTGTTTGCCATTGTCTAGCCCTCCCCTTCGACCGTGGCGACCACGGCGAAGTATTTGTCTCCTGCGAAATTCGGTTCGCAGCCTATTGACCATGACAGGTGGCCCGCACATGGCCTGGTCATGCCTGTGATTGCGTCGTTCAGCGTGTCCATCATTGCCAGCGCATCACTCCAGCGGTTCTCATTGCGGTTTTGGCCTATCGGTTCCATCAGCACCACGACCCGCGCCTTGAGTGTAGGCCAGCCGCCGATAGACTTGGCCATGAACGGTCCGCCGTCCATGCCTGCGATGTCCACCCACTTGCACGGGATTTGTGCCGTGGGCACCGACAGCGGCGGTTCATCCAGGCTGGTGACGCCCGTTACCTCCAGGTCTTTGAACGCGTCGTAAAATGTAGCGAATGAGGTTGCCATGGTTATACCCGTTTCCTGTAGGATTGGAGCAATAAGCGCACGTCAGCCGGCATCCCCTGTGGCGTGGTGATAATGCCACTCTCGGGAAATACCGTCACGTCATATATGGCGGCGTCTTTCTGGTCGTACAGGTAGTTGCACCAACGCAGGCAGGCTTGCTTGATGTCATCCGGCGGTGTGGTGCTGTAACCCCATGTGCCCGTCACGTTGACCCAATAGTCGGTGTCAAACTCCCAGTTGGTCGTTGATGTCGATTTAAGCCGGATGCCACGGTACGGCGGGCCATAGTTGCGATGCACCAGCCAGTATTCCGTGCTCTCTATCTCTGTTTCGTCGCTGTCGCCATTCAGCAATTCCGTGATGGTCAGCAGGTCGCGGTCCACGTGTAGCGTCTGGCCGTCATTGTCCAGGGCATCGCTCTCGTAGTAGCGGGTATCAGTCTCCGCCTTAAACACGCGATGGCAATGGGTTTCAATAGATCGGGTTGCCGTTCTCAGCAGCGCCGTCAACAGCGCGTCATCGTCGGTTTCTGTGGCGGCAATGCCCCGGTACAATTTGTACTCGTGCAGACTTGCATACATATTCGCCATTATGCCACCGCCCTGGTCACATCCAGTGTCACCCGTGCTGGGCCGTCGGTCAACGTGGTCACGGCCCCGGCAGCGGTGAGCATTTGCACGTCGTAGTAGAGACCGCTGTTTTCGGTCAGGTCGTCTGTCTCCGTTTCGTCCAGGGCAATGGTAAGATCCCCGTCGTCCTCATCGCTCACAGTGATGCTTCCTTTCGCTGCCGTGCCTGCCGCCGCGCCGTTTATGTAGACCAGGCCCGCCGATTCCTCAATTTGGATGATGCTGGCGGTGTCAACGTCGTCCCGGTCACTTTTCACCGTGAACCACAATTTGGACCGCCCGCTGATGTCGCCCAAGTCGGTTAGGCTGGCGCTCAGGCTGTCGCCTCTGTGGATGGTGATGAGTCCACCAGCCACCGCCGCCGCGACACTCACCCCGCTCTGTGTCAGCGTCCTGGTAGCAGAGGCCCAGACCGCCGTCCCAATTTCAGCCGTTGCCGTCGCTGCCAGTTCGTCGTCGGTGATCGCATCCGTGGCGATTTTGGCTGCTGTAATGGCGTTGTCAGCCAGGACCACGCCAGTGGTGCCGGTGTCTGCCAGGATGCTGTCAACGTTGGTGTCTACCGTCGCCAGCGCTGTTGCCGTGGCGAGGCTGTCCAGGTTGGCAGCGTGGACAATAAGCTCAGCCTGACCTTCCAACCACTCGGCGCCTGAGTTGTCTGCCCACTCAATGCAGATGTTCCCACCCGCGCCAGCGGCGGTTGTTTCGGCGGCTGAGACAACAACCTGAACCCGTTTCCCGGAAGCAGGAGTCGCGGTAGGATCATTATCCAGTGTGTCATACGCCCCGCCATTGGTGGTCATACGAAAATCGTTCGCAGCGTCAATGGTTGGATTGGACTGAATCGTAGTAGCATCAGCCCATAGCCAGATACCAAAAGTAAAGGTACTCCCAACTACGGCAACCGTGTTCGCCATGTGCTACTCCCTACAGCCCGTCGATTTCGCTCTGTTTCACTGCCCGCGCCTCTGCATTCGCTACCATGTCAGCAGAGAACGCAACATTGTCAGCGTCTTGGCTCGCCTGAATGTTCCGCGCCGCAGATTCCAACGCGGCCAGTTCTGCCTCTAGCCTCAGCCGCTTCAGTGACGACCGGAATAGGCCCGGATCGCTGTCAAACTCTTCCAGAATGATGTCTGCAATCGCTTCCATCTGTGCCGTTGTTGCCATTACTGCCTCCTAAATGTTGAAACTTATTTGTCGCCCCTTAGCCACATGCTGCTAAAGTGCTGCCATTGCCGCGTGTGCCAGAGCAATCTGCGCAGGCATCATGGCTGTCGTCTTAATCCCGACCGCCGTTATACTACCGCCTAGCACTGGAAACGCAATCACCCCGCTGTTGTGCGCACCAATAGCCACTGTATTCGATGCTATTCCAACCCAGGCCCCAATGGCCAGGTCGGCCACACCATCCCTGTATCCCTGCGTTGGAACAACACACATATTCCCATCACCAAACCACAGACCATTGGCTGAATTAGCGCTTGCGCCATGACCATAGGTATATCTATTCAGCCCACCTGCGTTATTACGCGGCCAGCAGTAAAGCTGAGTACTACCTGCTGACTGTGAACCCGCCACCATATTCATGTTGCCCACGGCAGTTGCCGGAATACTCGCAAACTGAACCATCATGGACCACGTAGAAGCTGGCACTAGTTGAGTGTCAAGCGCCTCCGTGGCAAGGGTAAATGTCAATCCCTGACCGGCGTTCCATCCAGGCTCCGCAACGCCGCCGAAAGGGACAAGGAGCTGACCTGATAGCAAATCCGTTTTGGATGCTACGTAACTGGCTGCCCCTTTGAATCGCCAGTAATAATCGAACCAATCAGACCAACTTGCAGCATCCTGCCCTTTGTCGCTATGTATCTTTAGCGAATCCATAGCACCAAAAGTAGGCACGTCACGTGGACCACGAATAATCTGTACACTCATAAGCTAGACACCAAACTCCCACCTGCCGACAATGGCAGCCAAAACGCATGGAAGTCGATCACGCCAACGGTCAGGTCAGCCGTCGCCACAGTCAGAATGATGTCGGACCCGTTCGCCACGACGAATTGACGCGAGCCGCCAAACAGGTCGATGACGCCAGGATTCGGCTCTGGTACTGCGTCCTGCCAGGTCTCGTAAGCGTCCAGGTCGGTGGCCGTGGTCTGTGCGATCAGCGCCGCCGTGTTGCCGGTGATGCCCAGCTCAATAGTGGCCGCGCCGCCCGAGTCCATCAGCGTTTGACACAGGCCCACGATGCAGAGTACAATGTCGCCAGACACGCTGAATACCGTGTAGGCTTTCTGTGCCCCACCCGAAACGCTGAAATCATAGGTGCTGGAAGCGTGGCGAAACACGCCAACATCCACCGCGTAGCTGCCCGCCTCGATGCTTCTGTGGATACCATTTAGGATTTGTGCCATTAGGCTCTCTCCGCTGTGATTTCTACGCCATAGGTCCGGCTCTCGGTGTTGAACCAGGCCACATCAACAGCGTCGCCACCCTTTAGCTTGGTCTCTTTTTCTGGATACCACACCAGATCGGTCGTGCCCGTGGTCGCCAGGTCGTTGGTATAAAGCCGCACGTCATAGGCCAACCCGGCCTCTTTGTTCCACGTGATGGTAAAATACTCACTGGTTGTGGCGGCCACGTTCAGATTCAACGTCACATGCAACAGCTTGTAGGTCTGGCCCACTGGCACGGTCAAGCTCGTGGCGATAGCCCCCGAGCCGGTACCTTCTGCCGTGTAAGAACTCGCGCTCATTGCGCCTCCTATCCTCGTAGATGGATCAGTTTCAATTCCTTGAGCGTGCAGGTTTCAGCCCCTGCCGCGCCGTTCAGGAACTCAACGGTCAGCCTCAGTTCCTGGTCAAACGGGAATGTCGTTGCGCTCGAGGCCGTGGCAGCATAGGCTACACCGTCAGCGTATGGCGTGACCTGCGTCCCGTTGAACAGAAATTCAACTGTCACGTCGGTAGCGGCTACCAGTGTGGCGACGGTGGTTGTGCCCTCCGAGTTGGTGTTCTCCGTGACAAAGCACAGGTCGGTGGACCCGTCCACGCTACGGAAATACGCGCCATCGGTCACGCCGCCCAGTGCGGTGGTGTCGGTGACAGTCAGACCGATTAGAATGTCCGAGTCGGTAGCATCAGATACCTGAAACGTAGCGCATAGGTAGGTCTGATAATCGCCATCCAGGTACACGCTCTCGCCAGCCGCCGCCCCCAACTGCATGGACCAGCCGTCATTCTCATCGCCTGCCGTGGTGATGAGCAGCGCCCCGCCGGCAACGTCGGTGACAACCGCCGTCGAAACGAGCGCCCCGGCTTCTACGACGGTGACTTCCCACTCGGTTGGATCGCCGGTCGTGTTGTCGCTGTCGATGGTGAGAAACTGTTGCAGGTATTTCGTCACCCCCGGCCCGAACGCATCGTACCAACGATGGGTGTGGGTGCTGTCATAGTAGACCAGCGCATTATTCACGATCTTGGTCAGTGTTGACATCGCCTACCCCCTCAGGTGAACCATAGCCATCTCGTACACGGTCAGCGTGTTGGCGACGGCCTCACCGCTCAGGAACTCCAGAGTCAGGCGCATCAGCTCATCGTTGGGAAAAGTGGGCGATGCGTAGGCGATGGACCCCAACAGGCTGCCGTCGATGTAGGCATAGGCCGTGGCCCCGTCGTACAGAACCTCGGCGGTGTAGGTCGTGCCGTCTACCATTGTCTGCGCGCCCAGAACGCTTTCGACGCTGTTTTTCTCGGCTACGCAACTGAGTACAGCCGATTCGTCCACCGACCGGAAATACAACCCGTCGGTGACAGCGCCCAGACAGTCCGTGTCCGTGACACAGACGCCGAACAGGATGTCGGTCTGGTCTACGTCATTGATGGCGAATTTCAGCCGCATGTACAGCGGGTAGTTGCCGTTCAGATACACGTTTTCACCAGCGGCGGCCCCGAGCTGCATGGAAATGCCGTCGTCCTCGTTGCCCGCGCAAGTGATGAGCAGGGCCCCGCCAGCGGCGTCGGTGACAACGTGTGTGGTGTCTGCCCCCGCCTCGGTGATGGTCAGCTCCCATTCTGTTGCGTCACCGGTGCTGTCGTCGGATGGCAGGGTCAAGAACTGCTGATCGTACTTTGCCACGCTGGGCCCGATGGCGTCGTACCAGCGGTGTGCATACACGCTGTCGTAAAACACGAGAGCGTTGTTGACTGTCTTGGTCAGTGTTGACACAGTTTCCCCCTTGTCGCGGTCGTGTCTCTACGCCCCGCGCATTTTCCAGAAATCGTCCACCGTTCGTATCGTTTGCGCCATGTGTCCAATGTTGGCGTCCCGATCCACTCCTACCCGCGCCCCTACCCGCCTGGCCCAGTCGTAAAACTGGATGTCCTGGCTGTTGGTGCCGTGCCACTGGCACCAGAAACAGGTCTCAGGATTGCCGCTATCGAGCATGGCGTCCAACACCCAGCGGCGAATCAGGACCAGGCCCATGGCTGCGCCGTCTACCTCTTGCGTCCCGGTGCGCTGCACGTTGTTAAAATCGAGCTTGCACATGACCTCGCCGGCATAGTTGCGCCCCCCGATGCCATAGCCTGTCACTGCTGGCACCATTCGCCGGTTGACATAGTTGGCGCAAATGATGTCAAAGTCCCGGTTCTCCGGCTTCTCTCGCATCTGCCGGATGACCTGTGGATCGCCAACGTGGTCATCTTCTACCAGGCAAAGCGTGTCGCGATCGGTCTCAAGGAATTTGGCTATCAGCCGGTTGTGAACCACCGGGATGGGCAGCGGTGCGATGACCGATTCGTCGTTCAGGAATTGGTCCCCCGGTTCCAGTCCTTTCAGTAGCATCCACGACCACCAGCGCCAGAACTGGTAGCTGGCTTTGAAATACGGTACACCGATGCCGATGGTGCCGAATGAGTCGCCGCGTTTTAGATATGGCTTGCGGGTGAATGTTCGCCACACGTCGGTGATGCGCCATGTCGATTCGCGCCAGTCGTGCAAGTCCTCTAGGCTGCGCCTACCATGCACAAACCCACCCGGCCTCACCTTTGGTATCCAGCCTTGCACCTCATCAGGATCGCTGGTATCATCCACTATCACCCCATGCACCGGGCCATGAACTGTTTTCCAGCCCTGTGGCCAGTCGCCAGCGTTGACGATGCGTGTCTTGGTGTCCGGAGCGTCCACCTTTTGGCTGGACAGGTTCACGATGTAGGTGTCTGGTATGTCCATGCTGCGCGGCTTGACGGCTGATGCGGCGGCAGTGGCAGCGTCGGAGTCCAGGCCCAGGAAGTCGGCTAGTGCCAGTGCGTTGCCAAATGGCTCCCGCACCAGGTCTTCGTATCGAAGCCAAAACTTCGGTGCGTTCACCTGGTCAACAAACTCTTTCCGCGCCGTGGCGTACAAGTCGTACAACTCAGACCACCTGTCCCCCGCCTTGCCCTCGCGCCATTCCAGGCTGGCGACCACCGCGTCCTTGTCCCGGTCCACGATGATGTAATGCGGCTTCTCCAGCCAACCATGATAGCAGCCAGCGGTCAAGCAGGTGCGCGGGTCTTTGAATCCCCATAGGTCGTCTTCTCGCGGTTCGCCCCCTACGGCCTCCGGGTGATTCTTGGCGTTCACCAGGTAGACCAGTTCGGGGCGTAGCACATTGGCGTCTACCTCAACCGGCGGGTTGTCCCAGGTGCCCCCGGCCCCGGCCAGGATTTCGTTGTTCATCCTCACGAAATCCATATCTTCCCAGTGTCCTTGCGGATTGGATGGGCTGCTATTGACCATTTCGACACCCATGTCTACGCCCATGCGCTGAAGCATCGAGGCTACCAGGCTTGTACCTGAACGGTGCATACCGAGCACGATTACGGTTTTCATGCCATCGCCTTTCTGTGCCACTCGGGCACACTAAACCAGAGTTGCATCCTCAGACATTGGCGTCCATAGGATTTCCCAGTCAATCGCACCCAATGAGGCTGCGCCAAATGTCACCGTCACGACGCCACTGGTGACACAGGTCATAAACACCGGGTTGGCTTGACCTGGCGCCATTGCGCCTTGGGCATCAGTGCCAGCCATCGCGTTGGCAGCCGTCCCGGTGATGCTCAGGATAGAGCCAATGTCAAAGGCGTTTGCGTCCACCGTGGCGCAAATGTCATAGCTGGCCAATGAGTCAGCCGTAACACTCAGCTTGACGGTCGTCGCCTGTGCTTGGACCTCCGTTGTCACCCGGCCTACAATGGCGTCGATTCGCACCGTGCCGGTATAGGTGAATAGCGTCCCGCTGGTGAGCGGGGTTGAACTGACCACGCTCGCTATCCTCTGCATGGCGAACAGTTGCCCGCCGTAGTTTCGTCTTGTCATGGTTGTCGCTCCCTATCGGCGCAATCCGCGCCGTACTGAAAACTGGCCCGCGTTCAGCCGCCGATTGCGTCGAATTGGCCCGCCTGCCGGACAGGGCAGTCCCGCCGCCCGTCGCAGCCCCCGACCTCCCCCGCGTCTTGTGATTGTGGTTCGTTTCATGGTGCCTCCTGTAATTGGTGCCTGCACGTTTCATCGCCCGTCGCACCCGGCTCCATCCAGTCATCGAAACGGTGTTGGAATGATTCATCTATCTCGAACGTGTGCAGGTGTTTGACCTTAATGGTTGTGTCTACCCACACCTGCGCACCTGCTTCTGCCCGCAACCGCCAGACCATTTTGGTGTCCATGTCGGCTACCCGCTGCATTGTTTCAGGGTCTACCACGTAGTACCACCACGGTTTCTTGAGTGCCAACAGGTGGTCACGGTGAAACAGCAGCACACCGGATCCGATCACGTCTACCCGCTGCACGTCGCCATCAGCCGGGTTGACAGGTTCCCATTGGTCGGGCCTGTCCTGCAGGCTGCCGATTTCCTCTACCCCATCGCACACCAACCGCCAGCCCATTGGCTGGAATGGCCTCATGTGCTGCCAGGACACATAGCCCCGGAATGGGACCAGCGCGGACCATACGCCATCGTATTCCTCCCAACGGTCCAGTAGCCGGTCTAGCATGTCGAGCGGGTGGATCTGATCTGCACCGATGATGCAAATCAGATCCGCTCCGCACTCGAGCCCCTGAAGGCACATATCTACATGCCGGGCTGCCGGGTCTACCCCGCGCCCCATGAAAAACTCTATTTCCCAACCGGGTCGCTGAAAGTTCGTCAGCATTCCCGCCAGGTTCTGGGTGAACTTGGTCCAGATGAACGGACTGGACCAGGGTGTCACAAGTGCGAGTTTCATCCCGCCGCCTTTCTGCTAGGTGCTTGATACCGCCGGCACCAGCGTTGTACCCAGTGCGCCCACACCCAACTCACTCACGGTGTTGGCGAACGTGTTGCGGTGCCAGGTCATGTCACCCGTGCGAATCAACTTCGCCAGCCCACCCGCCTGCCCGTACATCGTAGTGACGGTGTTGCCCGCCACGATGCCGGTACTGGACAGGGCCCCAAAGTCGATGCCGTTATAGACCGACGTGTCCGAGTTGTAGATGATGTTGTCTTTGATCAGCAGCCGCGCACACAGCGCGCCCTCGTTAACGATGGTCGAGCTGGTCCAGGTGCCACGGAATGTGTTGTCTTTGATGGTGCAGTCGTTGGCGTCATCCAGCCGAATAGCCGCGGTTGCCGCATCCGCACCTTCCTCGGTGCTAAAGTTGCAGTCGTGGATGTTACAGCGGTCAAAGGCATCCAGATCGATGCAGGTGATGAACTCATCACCGGTGGCCTCGAAGGTGAAATAGCAGTTATCGATTTCGCAGTCATCCGCGTCCACATTGATGGCGACTACGATGTCGTCAATGCTGGCTCGCAGCACGACGTTGGACAGCCAGCAACTGGCTGCGTCTAGCTCGATGGTGCCCCCCGTGGCGTCATAGTCGAAGATCGGGCGGTTCATGCCCCGGCCTAGACCGATGATGGACAGGCCGATTTTGTCAATGACACAGGACGTGCCAGCTGTCAACGCCTCGTTGTGGCCGGGCATGACATAAATCACATCCCCGTTGGAGGCCGTCGCCAAGCCGATGGCGTAGTCCAGGGTGATGCAGGGCGCATCAGGGCTTCTACCATGCCCGACCGTATCCCCGCCGGTTGTAGTCTGCCCGCTGTCCACAAACCAGACGTTGCCGGGGTGGACATTCGCCATGTCGATGACGACCGGCCCACCCGGTTGACCCCGACTGAACAGGGCCGAGCGTGCTTTTCCTATGATGCTCATTGGTTTTCTCCTTGCGCTTTTCGGGATTTGAACCCTTGTTGCGCTATTGGCGGGGCAGGGGCGGATCAGCCCCCACCCCGCATAGATGCTAGGCCAGCGGTGAGGGCGTGGATTCCTGCCCGTAGCGCGGCTCGGTGAGAATGCCCAGGATGCAGCCATAGTGAGCATTACTGCCAGTGTCGCCAATGGACGCCTGGACAAAGTAGAACCCGCCGTCACAGTCCAGTTCAGACGCCTCGATTTCGATGACCCACAACGCCTGCTCCTCTGCTGAGTCGGCGTCACCGACGATGGTGTTGGATGCCGTCTGGGTCGTCAGGGTGAACTGCCCGCCGTCTGAGTTGGTCGAGAGTAGCGTCCCCTGCTTTTTGTAGTATTTGTCTACGATCAACAGGTCTTTGACGCTGCCACCCGCTGCCGTTTTGGCCTGCACCAACGTCAGGGTAGGGTCATCTGCCGCCGTGGTCACGCCTTTGAAAAAGACGATGGTCAGGTGGTTGTAATTCTCCATACTGATGTAGTCGTCAGCGACCGCCGTTTGAAGGTCAGACGGGTACAGCATGGAAACGATGTTACCATTTTCGCAGATATTCATAGTGTTATTTCCTCCTATGACCGGGCCGCAAGGGCGACGTAGGGGCTCAGTGTGTTGGTGCCCTTGAACGGAGTCAGTGCGCTTCCCCACGAGGGTTGCGCGTCGTAGCGGTACACGAACCGGAAGCAGGTCTCGTCGTAGACGAAACGAACGTGGATGCTGGAGGCCGCTTCGACGCCGCCTTTTTCGATGGCGAGTACCTGGTCCAGATCGACCAGCATGATGTCTCCCAGCGCGCCCAACGTGGCGTTGTACTCGGTCGGAATCATCGGCCTGTTGAAAAGCACGTTGTACGGGCTGTCAGAGAGACCGCCGGAGGGCATAAACACCAACTGACCACCGGTGCCGACAGGCAGCTCCATCTGGTAGAGCTGCGGTTCAACGTCCTGGTTGTAGAGCCACACCGCGTTCTTGCGCGAACGCCCCCACATCCGCGACCACATGTTGATCACGTTCTCAGCTACCAGCGTGGTGGCTGACTGACCCGGCTCTTTGGCGACTGAAACCAGAGCGCCAGCGGAAAGCAAGCCCAGGGGCATCCCGCCGCCGGTGCCATTGATGATGGCGTCTTCCAGCTTGAACACGGTCTCTTCGGGGTAGGCATCCATGATCCAACTCTGGAGCGCCGTCGCATCCTGTAGCTGTTCATCGGTCGCATAGCACAGCGAAGTCAGCTTATGGAGCGAGAGCTCCATCTGGCGAAACTTAGGCTGGGAACTGGTTTTCTCCGCAGCCTCACCGGTCCAGTAGCTGCGGATGCCGCCACGCCGGGAACCGTCAGCGCGGGAGGTCTCATCCTCGGCATTGACCGTCATGCGGTTGGCGTTGGCGCTGATCTGATACCGTTTGACGCGCTGCAACAGCTCGCCGGTGTCATAGGTGCGCTTGAGCAGCCCTTCCGCATGGTCCGACTGCACCAGGAACCCGCCAGCCGAGGGTACGCCCTCGTTCAAGCCGGACGGCGCCTTGGTCTGGAGTGGCAGCAGTCGCTTGTCGATGGCGTTGGGCTGAATCTCGGCCCGCGCCACGGACTGCAAAAAGTCACCGGTTGACTTGAACGGGTTGCCAGCCCGGGCGCGATCTGCCTCATCGCTGACACCGGTCAGTATGCCGGCCTTGTTGGTGGGCGGCTCGTTGTCCAGCCTGTCTTTCCAAATCGCATTAGTCGCGTCAACGGCAGCCTTCGATGCCTGATCGACAGCCGCTGCCACGATGGCGTTCACGTCCACGGCGGAGGTTTCAAGAACCTCGCCTTGGACATTCTCATTCTCACTCATGTTGTCCTCCATTGTTGTTGCCTTTTCAGTAGGCATGTCGTTGGCGGTCTCATCGGCTTGAACTTCTGCCGTAGCGCCGCCAGGTATGTTGATGTTGACGTTCACGGTTGCCGCCGTCGTGCTGACCGATGCCTCCCCGACATCCTGTGGTTGCACCTCTAGGCTGGCCGCTGTTTCTGCCAACGATTTCACGGTTGGGAACTCTGCCGATAGCGCCTTGATGGCCGCCAGGTGGTTCTCGGTTAGCATCCTGGGTTCCATCGGTGTGACCGTCAGCGCGTCCCGTTTCAGTGGCCACCTGGCAATTTCGCCATTGGCCTTGATTTCTACCTCTGTATTCACGGCCTCCGAGCTGTTGCCGACCAGCCCGTCATCAATCAGCGATTCCAGATATTGCATGTAGGCGTTGCGCCGGGACAGGATGCGCTCGACCCAGACACCCTTGTCGTCTACCTGTGCCGTTTTCCAGTCCACCACGCCCAGCACATCGTCACGACCTGGCGCCCTGGCTGATTCGTCCTTCTCGAACTGGTCCGGGTCTTGCCCGTGTGACCAGTCCACATACAGCGCGCCCGATTTGGTGTAGGCGCTGTCAAACTCAGTCGCGTTGGTGAAAAACTCACCCTTGGACCCGTCGGCATTGACTTTGTTGCTCAGAGTGCCCTCCAGGTCACGCCCGCCGAATAGCACGATGTAGTTGCCGACCACCAGTTCGTCGTCGGTGCGGCGTAGGGCCTTTAGCGCGTTGCCTTTAGCGGGCGTGTACTCGATTTCAACCCTGGTAGGCTCGCCAAATGTGATGTTGCCTTCCTCATCCTCGGTGTAGGGATAGGAATACAACTCGTTGTCATCCATACTAACGACAACTTTGTCGTCAAATACCTCGCGCACGTACCCCTCTCCTGTCGATGGCATATCGACAGGTCGGGAATGTTGTGTGTTCCACGCACCGCGCACCCGCTCTGGCAGTTCGTCAAGGTTGACCGACTTGCCCGCCTCGCATTCGATTATGTTCCGTTCATCGCTCATTCAACCCTCCAGAAAACACAAAACGCCCGTTCTCGGGCGCTCAAAATGGCGCACAAAAACGGGCGTACTCGACGCACTGGTTATTCGGTTGTCAGGCTGTTGGGCCTGCTAGTTCATTTGTAGTATTCTAGGCTATAACCGCAATCCCGGCACTTAATCTGCCATATTTCACGCCTGGGATCTACTGTCGAAACCGAGCAGCCATAACTGACATACTCACTCATCGACATGCGCTGCCTCCTTACTGATGTCAAACACTCGCTCTTGAGATTTGTCCCGTCGCACTCCGGGCAATAGATTTCAAGCTGAATCATCCCCCCTACCTTTCCAGGCTATTGGGCCTGTTAGCTGTTCACATCTTTGAGCTCAAGTGACGCTAGGTATCTATCGCCAAATGCACCCTGAGACAGTTCCAGAAGTGCCTGTATTTCGCCTGGCTCCCTGAACACGATGCGAACAATCCGATCATCCCTCAGATCAACTTCTTTCATGGTAACGTAATCTGGCAGCATTCGTATGTCTACCAGAACTCTGTTCGCGCATCTATATCTATTAAATATGCGTCGCGCACTCATTCCGACGCACCTCCCGGCGTACTGCTCAACATAAGCTCCACTAGACCAAGAACGAATGCCTGTAGGTGCTCATTACTGACCGCAAACCGACCACCCTGCACCGTGGGAAATGACCCAGCAAAATGCACCGAAAATGCTGGCCCCCCGCACAACATACAGACCGCGCCCTCTGGCGGGACAGCCCTCACGACGGTTTTGTCATCCAACAGCGCCCGACATAACTTACAGGAATACTCAACATCTTTCAACATTTGACGCACCTTTCCCTTTCGGCGTACTATTCTCCTTCGTTCCCCCGCATCTCATAAATCAGCGGCAATAGTTTCTCCAGCGCTCCCGGTTCGCACGAATCGGCCAGTAGGTCCAACAGCGACACCGAGTTGTAGTGCTTCTCGCCACGGTGCCGGCTGACAACGATGACCCGCCCGTCCTGCAATTTTAGAAATGGCAGGTTGCAATCGGCGTGTGTGCAACGGTAGACGACGGGTTTGGTCATGCAGGCTCATCCTCTGGTCGGGCCGGTGTACAAAATACGACGCGCAGCTCTGGTCGGTGATTGCCGCCCGGCCCCACATCAGGAAATGAATCGTGGCAGAAGTTCAGAAATATCACATCATCACCAACGTCAATGCCGGCATACTCGGCCCCCTCTGGCAGCCCCTCGATGCAGCGGAATCCACCCTCTGGCGTTTCATAGCCCACGGTTGCCATTTGCTGCCACAATTTCAGGCTGATTCCAACACGCTGGATTCTCGCCATCATCCCCCTTTCTGAGTTACTAGAACTCATCCTCTGGCTCAACCAAATACCCCCGCTTGTCCAACCTCAACAGCGGCCCCATATCGGGCATCGCCATTTTGGGGTACAGCTCCCTGGCTACCAAGCACGCCCCCCGCATTTTCACGGGCCAACGCCCTTTTGCCCACGCCGGCAGCCATCGCTCTTTGACTGCCTGCCACCAATCGGCCGGCCATTCGACATCTACCCGGCTCAACTCGCGGCCCCAAATTTCTTGCACCACGCGAAGCACAAGCTCGTCACGAATGAAAGACGTGTGTGTAGACGACGCTGTTTTCGCGGCCAGCGCACACTCATCAGCCAGACTGGCCAGTATGCCTTCCTCCACATACACCAGTGCCGTCCGCTTCATCTTTTTCAGCTCTACTTCTCTGTACCCTTCCATCATTCACCTTTCCGGGGCACTTGGCCCCAATTCGCGCAATCACAAATCTGCCAGCATTTCCCATGCCTCTGCGTGTTCGGCCATGATATGATCCACGGCCTCGTCGTAGCTCATATCACTGTCGGCAGTCGTGTCCGTTGACGGGTCAACCTGAACCGCCAGGCTGGGAGGCTCGCCGCACCATGGCAGCGATACAGGGCAACAGCCCCCAATACCCTCAAGCTGTTTCGCCAGCGCCCGCACCTCGCCGCGCAGTTCATTGACGGCCTCGCGTAGCTCCAGTATCTCTGTTGAGAGTGTGACCAGTTCCTGCTCGCTCACTTCCCACCTCTTCCCAAAACCTTACCGACCGCCATCTTGACGTGCTTGTCTATCAATCCAGACCTGTTCAGGTATTCCATAGTTTCCTTGTCCGTTCGCCAGCCGCGCCGTTTATGGAATCCCGCCTGTTCCGCGTGGTGGTGGACCACTGGCGAGTAAGTGGCTTTGTTGCCAACCAACGCGCCCCACTGCGTTGCCGCGATGCCCCACTGTGCATCCATCCTCTCGCTCGATTTGTAGCCACCGACCCCGCCGTCCTTCCTGGCCCATTTCTGACCGAATCCTCGTTCGTACCAGCTATTTTGCGCCTTGCGAGATGCGATGCCGAAAACACTCCTGAACGTCCTGGGCTGGTTCGCCTCACTCATCGCCGGGTACTGGCTGATGTGGCCCCTGGCCTCCCCTGCTACGCCATAGGCCGCCCGCCGCATTGCCATTTTCAGGTTGCCATCCAGGGCGCGGAGTAGTTCGCGTGAACCTGTGATTTTGATTGTGACTTGGGTCATGGTTGCACCAGTCCCGCCATGTACCGCGCCCGTTCTCCTGCCAACCTATCAGCCTCAGCCTGAATATCCTCCAGCTCCCGAGCTGTCAATGCCAGCCCACATCTGCACCTCGGATGTGCTGGCGGCCCTGACGGGAACTGTATGTGCCACACGTCCTCCGGTTGCCCATTCAGCGGTCCGCAAATCTCGCACACCAGCGAGTCGTGCCGGGTTTGCCACACCCGCCTCATCTGGATGCCCTGGTGCGCCAGTAGCCGTTGATGGATGTTCGTTGACTGGCTGGCGGCTCGTGTCACCTCTGTGACGGCTATCATCTCGGCCCGCACCGACCCGAACGCTGGCTCCAGCATCCCTACCAGGTCGGCGCGTGTCATACCTGGCGTTTCCATGAATGCCGCGGTGGCTCGGCTGACCAGCGTGCGCGTTGTGTTGGTCAGGCCCGTCACCAAGTCGTACCCGTAACCGGTGGCCCATTCGACGGCCTCGGCGTTCACCAGTGCAATGTCAAACGGGATACCGACTTCTGACAGAAATGTAAGCTGTTGGGCCGTGATGCTGACCAGCTCTGGCCCCAACACCGCCCGCAATTCGTCGAATAGCTTGGACAGTTGCGCCTCGGTTGCCGTACCCTGCCTGATAGCTGTTGCGATTTTCTCTTTGTAACGTGCGAGTATCGGTTCAACTCGCCCCTGAATGCGCCTACGCGCAGCCGTCAGCGTGTCCGCTTTTTTTTTAGGAACTCGAATGCTACGCCAACACCGTTCAATTCGATGCTGGCATTGATGGACTGCATCAGCGCTGCCGGAATATGGTCGCTGTCAAACGGCACGACGCCGCCGGCTTTCGTGGCCTTCCGGCCCCACTTTCGCAGGTCGTCCAGTAACGCCCGCTGCGCTTTGTCATCCTGCCCCGGTGGTCGACTCTGTGGCGGTCCTGACGACTGGAATTGCTCCGATGCTTCCAGTCGCCGGTCCTCTTTCTCCCTGGCGATCTGTTCCCACGTCACACCCTCTGGCAATTCAATGCCCAGCGTCGGACCCGCTATCTCAAGCGGCATTCCAGCCTGGGTATAGTTTAGCAACGCCTTGCTGCGCATGTTCTCATCAGCCTGGAACACGTCTAGCGTCTCCGGCCGGAACTCCCAGCGCAGGCCCAGCGGTTGGAACATCTGCTCATTCAGCACACTCTGGATGAACGTTGCCTCGGGCACGACGGTCTCTTTGTAGAATGCCAGGTCGTCCTGTGTCACCACGCCACTGCCACCGAGGCCACCCGCTGTCGATGACCAGAGTTTCGTCTGTGGAACGCCCAGCGCCGTAGCGATGTCCTCGCGTTTGTTCTTGACCAGCTCCGAGTTGGTCAATTCCTCGATGCCCTCGCCAACGACCACGGGTTCTATTGTGTCAGCTTGTACAATGTCGGTCTTCCACGCATTGCTTTTGCCACTGAATACGCGCCGCCACCAACTTTTGATCGTTTCCTTGTCAGTGTCACCGGGATTCCCCTTGACCGTCAACAACGTGACCTTGATCGCGCCCCGTTCAAAAAACGCGGCCGCGAACTGGTCCACATTGTACAACACCCCGGCGGCCATCAACGCGGCGGCTGCAGGGAAGTCGTCGCCCGCCCCAGCCTCAACGAACGTGTCCGACATCCAAAAATGAATGATGTCCTCGGGCGGGTGGTATTCCTGATGCCCGCCGACGTTGCGCGTGAACCCTGCCAGCCCGGTGGTCACGCCCGCCTCGCCCTTGGCCCATACTGGCTCGACTGTCAATGGAGACAGGTATCGCAGGGCCAACGCTTTAGACCGGTTGTGAGACCTGAACAGGTAGGCCCGGCCCAGCAGCGTCAAGGATTTCTCGATGCGCTCCAGTAGGTCAGACGGGTTGGGTAGGAAACCGACCTTGTTCTGCCAGTCTTTCGACGTGTCATAATCATCCCCGCCAGCACTGACCAGCGCGAATGGCAACGATGCGACGGCCTGGGCGCGTAGTTTGACGCCACGCTTCAGCCACGGCACGGTCACCGAATAGGTCCGGACGTCCTGGTCCTCCTCGGTGGTATGCGGCGTGTACCAGGTAAAGGCAGAATCAGGCAGCGACGCGATAGGGACCGCTTTCTGGCCGTCGAATAGGTACTGTGTTGGTTGGGTCATTGCCATTTAGAAAATCCACCAGTTGCCTTCATCCCAAAACGCCTGAATCACAGCGTCAGCGTCGTCCGTACTCCTTCCTATTCTTTTTTTTATGTCCTTCTTTTTCTCGACCTTGATCTTTCCCCCGCTTTGCACCGTCCAATGTGGTGCTATCAAGTCGCCGGTCAGCGTGTCATCCGGTGGCAATGCTATCGGATCTGTTTCCAGCAGGTCGCGCATATTCCACCAAGCCGCAGAGCGTTTGTCTGCGAATCCCAACTCACCAGAACGGTCGCGCTTGTCGGTACGTTCGCCAGCGCCGAAAGCGTCTACCTTTTGCCCCTGTTCTCGCAACCTATCCACCACGCCCGCGCCAATACCGATCACGTCCACAATTGCCTTGCCGCCGAGGGTCAGGATACCTAGTACCCGGCCCGCTGTCTGCATGGTGTCTTCCTTGCTGGTGCGGCGTAGCTCTGTAATAATGTCTCCATACCGCAAGGCGCATACTGTTTTATCAGCCCCGGTCCCGGCCACATCCACCCCAACGGATGTCAGTTCCCCTTCTGGCTCTTCGCCACTGTCCCGCCATTCTAGCCATCGCTGATTTGCCGCCTCTACCCAGGCCAGCGGGATCACCCCGTCTTCCTCACTCGTGGCAAACTCGCCCATAACGCGGTTCTGGTAGACGGCTGACTTCTCACCCCACTGTAGGCGCCGCTGTTCGGCCCAGTCCTGACCGATGCGCCCAGCGTCAACAGCCTCCTGCAGCGAAACGTGCCGGACGTGCCAATCTTCCAACCCCTTCTTCCTGGCGTGGATCTCGTAGAACCGGCCCACCGGTTCGCCTGGCGTTGAGATTGCCAGGGCCATCGCCTCGCCTGTTTCTGGTGATGCGAACGCGCCCTCTGCCCCGTCCCAGATGTCGGGCGGGATCGCCTTGCCCTCGTCGAAAATGTAGAGCAGGCTCGTGGCGTGTGCCCCCTCGATGGCTGACACATCATTCGACGCCAGGGCAAACGCTTCGCCCGTTTCCAGTTTCAAGCTCAGGGTCAGCAGCTCCAATCGTTCGCTGAATTGCTCCCGGCCCACCATGTCCCACCGAAGGCGCCGCGCCCACTTGCGTACCTCTGGCCACAGGTACTTGGTCAGTTGCCGCCAGGCTGATGCCGTCGTGGGAATCTTCCAATCATCGTCACCGTCCCTGGTCAAGCTGAACCAAAGAATGGTCCATGCGGCCATCGCTGTCTTGCCGAGGCCGTGTGGCCCCCTGGCGCTAACCCGCTTCTTTTCGGGTAGCAATGCCATCATTTCTACCTGGTACGGGGTAGGCCCATCACCACGGAATGAGATGCAATCAATGACAAAGCCGGCTGGGTCGTTGCGGTACTTCTGTTTGAAAAGTGCATATTTGTCAGACGGTGCGGCTAGTTGGTCCTTGGCTGCCTGCCATGACTCAGCCTCCAGGTCATTCTGTGTCAGCTGATTGGTCGAGCGCCATAGCCGCCGCTGCGACGTATTGCTCAAACACTTCTGCGGGATCAAGTCCTGCCTCTTTCGCTTCCTCTCGCCAGTCTACCTCAAATCTGGACGGTTCGTCCAGCCCCATCAGCTTGCAGCGACGGGTGATGCACCATTCAACGCCACGCAAAAAAGACGCATCCCCCACCCGCCCCCTGCGCTGTACCGTTTTTTCAACTGATGCCGCCGTCTCCTTGGTGCCCTTGCCCTTGGTGGTAACAACCTCGGCGTCCTCTTTGCTCCGCTGCCAGGCGTCCCAGTATTCACGTTCCAGGGTGTCAATGCGGGCCAGTTCGCGGGCTCTAGCCTCGTTGAAATCGACAAGGGCCGATGCAATCCACTCATCTTGCAACCACTTGATGTCACGGCTGACGGTGGACTGGTGCAGCCCGACCTCGACGCCGATGTCTGCCTGAATCCAGCCCTTAAGATACAGGTCAGAGATTCGCCGCCTGTCCCTTGCCAGCTCTCCATTAGATCGTCGCCTGGTTCCCATTTATGCTTCCAAGTATGCCATTGCCATTTGTGCCGTTGCCGTTTTGGGTCATGCGTTGCGATCTCTAACAAACCACGCTCCACGCTGACTACCCACTTTGATCTTTCGCCGCTCATCGCACTTTTTGGTGCGATGGTCAATCTTCGATCCGTCCTTGTCCTTGCCCGAGCGCTTGCCGCCAAATAATCGCCTCAATATTGCCATTATTCCATCCATTTGGGTTATTCAACAATCTTTACTCTGTTATCAGGTATCAAGTAGATCAATGGCATACTAATCAGTGTTACAGCGCCCTTTACGATAATGTTGGCCAGTACAATGCTCCACACCACCGCGCTGGGCAAAACACCGCCAAACGCCACCCAACAAAAAAGCAGGCTGTCAATGGGAACACTGATTGCATTTGACGCCAATACCCTTGCCCACTGATAGCGAGTTGTGACCCTTCTTACCCAGAACCTGTAAGCCTCTGTGTCCAGTAGCTCGGCCACCACCTCGGCAATTATGGACGCCGTCACAATGCGCCACACTGGAGACAACACCGCCGCAAATTCAAATTGAGCGCCCACCATCGGATCTCCTGGTAACTGGGAAATGAACCAGAAGTATGCCCCCATTGCCAGGTTGATGGCCGCTGCCGTCACAATCAGAATCCTCGCACCCTTTGCCCCAATGGTTTTATGTACCATGTCGCGGAGCGTGAATGTGATCGGGTAAACAAATGTCCCGGCATCCATCGACAAGCCCATAAAAACCACAATCTTGAGACTTCCAATATCAGCCAGCATTTGAGCGGCAATGTAGGCCGCCACCACAATGATTAGACGTGCCATGTTAAGACCTCCTGTTTTGTTGGGCGGGTTGACTGCGACCGCCCCGCTTTTGTTATTCGCCGGGTGTTGCGGAACCGGCGTACAGCTCGTTCACTTTCGAACCAATTGCGCCGAACGACATTGCGAGGGCCGCATAGCGCACATTGGTCAGATAACCATAACCAACACCTTGCATTTGTTGAGTCTCGCCTTCTGGCGTGACATAACTACCGAACTCGCGGGCGATTTTTTGAACCTGGTTATTGTCCAGGCTTACTACATCGTCACTCAGTGCCGCCATGTGAGCAAGCTGCGCCTTCCAACTCCCTCCTAGTAGATGAATGCGCCGACCCTTGAATGCCTCAACTGGCAGCGGAGTACCACCGTGCGAGGTGGGCACTGAATAGCCCAATATGAACTCTGCGGGTATCCGATCTAGACAATCGTACTTTGGAATGACAATCACATTTTCGGCGTATTCCGCTAGTTCCCTGGCCTCGTCGAGAGTTTTTTCCAGTGATTGCCAAGAAGTACCCTCTTGGGCACACTGCTCTTTAGTCATCACATCGAGTGCCGTGGTATATTTCGGTCTGATGTCACGGACTGCCGCAAGGTGTATTGCATGGTCATAATGGAAGTAATCATTATCAATAAACTCAACCTTGTGACGCCCACTCAATTGACCCACATACGGACACAGGCGGTATTGTGCGCTCTGTATTCCATACTTCCAGCCAGCCTGGACTGCCAGACAGCAAGTGCAATCGGCCATCTGGAGCGTGTAAATCACATCAATTGGCAAGTTGCGAGGGTTTGGTTTAGCATCTTTTGGCACGCCAAGCAAATCTCTATTATCGTCCTCTCCCCAATCAAGTTGAAAGTCCGATTCCTCAAATCCCCACTCCAACAGCTCGTCAAGCTCAAACTCGTTGGCCAGAATGTCAAAATCCCAATCACCAGCCGCCCCACGATGCAGGAACACCGTCAGCTTTTCCCGCTCCTTCTCGCTCAACTCCCGGCTGGCCACCCTGACCTCTACCTCGAAATCGTCGCCATGTTCAGCGGCCCAGACGTTAACGCGCTGATGGCCATTGTAGACTTCTGAATTTGGCCCGATGGCGATGGTATCCACCTGGCCGAACGTGTCCAGTGATTCAGATAGGCGGGCTGCCTCGTCTTTGCGGATTTGGCGCGGGTTGCGAGGCCACGGCACCAAGTCGGACAGCTTGCGCCGTTCGGTCGTCCAGGTCAGCGGGTTGGTCATTCACATATACCCTCAACCGGATATGCAAGGGCGCTGGCAATTGGCGCCCGATCCCAATCCTTGACCGTCATCCAGCCACAATCGCAACAACAGGCAATCTTCATCGCTGCGAATGGCGATGCATGACACGGCAATCGCACATGGGTTATGACCGCTACCACCTCGCCCGAGCACTCAGGACATCTCTCGTCTGGATTCATCCTCCTCCACCTTTCCCCTCCCCCTTTCACCCGGCCCGAGGCGCCCCCCGAGCCGGGCTTAGAAAGGAGAGAGTTCTCCCGAAGGAGACTGGACAGCGCGTGCCGGCTCGCCCACCCCCACCGGCTCCCGACTATTGGCCTTCCAGAAGACGCATTGCGACTTCTACACGCTGTCAGGTTGTAATAGGGGCCGTCATCACCGACCCCAAGGCACCCTACCCCGGCGATGTTACCGGATCAGACACAGCGACCACAGCGGGAATCGAACCCGCGCCTCCAGATCGACAGTCTAGTTTGCTACCATTACACCATGCGGTCGGATGGATAGAGCATCCCTCTCGTAAGGACAGAGCACACCTACTAGGGCCGCCGGCGGGATTCGAACCCGCGATACACAGATTCACAGTCTGCTGCCGCGTCCATCTGGCTCCGGCCACCACGTCAAAACTTCCGTTGGATGAGTTCGACTTGCTTAGGCAACGTGGCAACCAATTCGCCCAACCACCCAGGCTCTGCTATAGTGGCACATTCCATCCCTCTTCCATCGCTCGCCCCTTTCTGGCTCTAGTCATCGTGTGTTACAAAACGTCTACACCTACTCAGAAGTGTGGGCATTATTGCCCAGCCTGTCCATCAGCCAGTACCGCACCCGCCAGGGCCAGTACCATGTAATGCTGTACCAATAATACCAGAAGCCCCATTTCTGCCCAGCCATCCAGTCCTCAAATTTGATGTTTTCAACAGGCATCGTCAACCTTCCAATAAACGCGCACCTGCCGGCCATTCTCAATAGTATGCGCGCTGTCAATGATGCCCTGGCCCTTCAACGTCGCCAGCCTGCGCCGTGCTGTCTGGTCACTCAGGCCCGACGCCTCCGAGAAGTCGGCAATGGTAAAATCACACGGTTGCCGCATTCGAACCCCAGCCAGCTCTACCAACTCGGCTAGAATCGACTGGCGCAAATCCGCGTCCGTCAACTCGCCCACTGTTTCTACTTCGCCCACGCGACCCTCGACGGTGGCTGATACAGTTTCCAGAAATGTTGATACGCTCCGTTGTCGCACAAAATGCGCAATCCCCCCGGTCGAAATGCCGAGACTGTGGCCGACTTGATGCCCCCGCTTTTGACCCAATTCGTTGCCGCCTGCCATGCCGGGATAAAATAGCAGCATGTGTCACAGTGACAGCCCGGTCCGGCCTGATAATGGATGTGGTGCCGAACAACCACGTCGGGCGGCTCGATCCCGCTTTCCATGTACTCGTGCCAGGTGTAAGAGGCGTGGCGGGCTGCAGCGATTCCCCGCGTGTGTGGCACCCAGGATTTTGTACCTGGCGCGTGGGCTACCTCAAATCGGACACCGCCCAGCTCGCCCGTCCAGATCCACCACGAGAACAAGTCCCCGTTTTGCCGTACCTGGCACCCATTCCCCGCCATGTGTTCGGCGTATTGTTCGGTTGCTGCCGAGGCTGGCCCGTCGTGTGCAGGTGTCCCGCGAATGAATACCCATTCGTCAATGACCGGCTTGGCAATGTCCAACACCTGGTACACCGCTCGTGTCTGGTCATTCTCGTTGGCGGCCCAGAGCTGCGTGGTTCCGTGGTGATCGCCGTCCCGCTCATCCCCGCCGCAAATGCCAACGCACCGGGCCCTGTGCTTTTTCTTGAGTTCGGCGGTGTCCTGCCAGAATCGCTGCCAGCACTCCCAATACCACAGGCCCAGTGCCGAGGGGGTGTGCGTTCCCCCGTCATCAAGTCGGACCTCGGGTGGGCACAGGGCCGTACTCCCGCCTATGTGCATGTCGCCAAAATGCACGACCAGAACCGGCTGCTGTCTCTTGGTTCGTCTTAGCATAGTAATGTGCGAACTACGCGCAGCGCCCCCGCCCGTGCGCTGGCCACATGCCCGCCTCTACCGATGGCAAATCAGTCATCGGTCAGTTTGTCAGCCCTGCAATAAACCCGCCGACGCCACCAATAACGGCAGCCAGCCCGTTACGCAACCATTTATCGCCCTCCAGGCTGCGCAACCTGGCCTCGTGATCGTCCGCTTTTTTGTTGAACTCACCGCAATATAAATCCAGCTTGTCTTCGATGCTTTTCGTCCTTTCATCCACCCGCGCTAACAGCCTGCCGTTTCCCGTTTCGTCTGTCATGATCCCCCAACACAAAAGGCGACGGTGTCTACGCGCCGCCAGAAGAAGTTGCTGTATAGTCGGTCGGCGACCAGGTGGTATCGCCCCAGTGTATTCTCCACGCTGGTTGTTGCGGATACGGATACGATGGGTGGGGGGGGCAAGGATAGACCGGCCAATAGTCCCGCACTAACCTCAACTCTTCGACTTCTCGCTCTAGTTTAGCGACGCGCCGTTCTAGCTCACGCTTTTTCATGCACTCACCCCCAACACAAAAAGGCGGCGCCCACGCGCCGCCAGGTTCTACCCGTCTACTCGAAACTGCTTGCCCAGGTCGTACAGACCCGTGGCTGCCAATGCGAACGACAGGCTAAATACGACCACCTCGATCCAGTCTGATATTGGCGATGGAATCAGCTTGAGGTTAAACGCTGCGTACAGACCACCAAACACCACGCCCAGAGCCAGGGCCAGCGCAAAGCTGGCGTCTCCCTCTACTCCAAACCGCTTGGCGGCCTCGACAATGCCGACCACCAGCAGGATTAGTGACACACCCGCGACTGCATATTCTCCGCTCATACTACCCCCAATGTACGACACCGGGCAACGCGCCCGTTTGTTTCCCAGTCATCCCCGAACATCTGTACCATCCATTCAGCGCGTCCGATTTGATCGCGCCGTTTGGGAGGGCGGGCGATACCGATGTTTCCAGTCCAGACAGAATGCCACCGCTCACTGTTGTGATAGCGAGGGTCGGCGCGCTGGGGTATGGTTCCCTGCGGCAGCATTGGGACCCTGTCAATTGGTGGCATAGATACTCCTAGTTGGATTATACACCCGTTTCTAATCCCTGTCAAGTCCCACAAAGCACGAAACAGGGCAGCGTGGGGCAAGCGTGGGGATGGCGTAGGATTGGTAACGGTTCAATCTATCCCCCAGGCGTAAATTTTAACATAAATTTAATCTATCTTTAACCTAAACCCCTTGACAAAGCATACATTGTATGGTATAATATAACCAGATTGAGGGACATTAAAAACAAAAGAGCCAAGGCAGAACGAACCAAATAGACGGACCCGGCAAGCGACGAGCGCAGCCGCCCCCCAGAACCAGACGCCAGAGGCTAATAGCAGAAACCAGCGGATTACACCCGAGGAGTCAAGACCCGAGTCGGGGGCCAATCGTGGCCGGGCTGGAGGGCAAACGAAAAGGGGGAGAGTGGAAAATGACAAAGATAGAAAAGGCCAACCTGATAAACAAGGCCCTGCAAAGGTCAGAGGTCGCCATACAGAAGCAGGCAGAAGCGGTCATTCTGGATGACGGTCGAATTGAATACCGCATGTTGAGCGGAAATGGCCGCTATACCATGAAAGCCTCGTTCCGAGAAATGCTAGGCCTGATGTGGGGCACAGATATGCGAAACCTCAAACAGCAACTTGGACGCTAACAATCGAATAGCACGACTCAGGGCTTCGGCCCTGATGCCCGCAGCCAGAGATTGGCGACGCCGAGAGTGCAACTCCCTCGGATGCGGACATTAGAGCCGAAACCGCCAGCGCGCCAATCGTGGCCGGGCTGGAGGGCAAACACAAAAGACAAAGGAGAGAATCATGTCTGAGAAAAAATCAACACTGGACGCCACATTCGCCAAGATGTTCGAGTGCAGTCACGGCAAGGCACTGGGTGTTTTCTGCCAAGAGTGCAGCGACACCGTTGCCGAGGAAGCCGCCAGGGACCGGGCAGAGCAGGACCGCCGCCTGGAATGGGCCGACTTCCATGACAACGTGCTCAACAGCTAACCAAATCGCCCCGGCGAAAGGAAACTATGAGCGAAACAACAAGAACCACAATTTATCTACTCGATGACGACCGCGAACGCCTCGCCCGGCTCAAGGCCGACTACGGGCTGGGCACCAGCGCAGCGACCAGGGCAGGATTGGCGCTGCTGGAACGAAACATGACAGGAGCGCAAGACATGGACAAGGACAAGTTAGCCATCGAAGTTAAGTTTTCCGACGCAGGTCTGTGGGGCGATACTGACCCCGACGCGAACGGCTACGACACTGCCGCCAGCGCCGCCGCATTTGCCGAGCACCTGGAGAACTTCCTGGTGGACGCCTACCCCGATGCCGACATCACCGTCAGCCATGGTCTTAACGACCGGGTAGAAATCGACGGTGACACAGCAGGCCAGGAGGTGCCCTGGGTTGAGGACATCGTAGAGAAAGTCTGGACTAACCAGCCTTGGAACATCGAGGCTGGTTAGCAGCCGAATAGAAAACGCCCCGCCTCACAAGCGGGTAGCGCCTGACATCGGCGCTCAACAAATAGAGCCAGTGTCCGTGGGCACCGCTGCGAGAGTGTACGGGGGAGGCTACATGCGGTAGCCATACAAGGCCAGTCGGGGTGGGGGCTGGCAGAAGGGAAAACACGATGAATGCAAAAACAGGAGACCTGATCGGGGTCAGCGCGACCCCAAATACCCATGGCTGCCAGAACTATGCAATCCTGCGTTGCCTGGGGAATAACAAAGCGGAGGTTGTAGAGGCTCAGTCTTGCTCATCATGCTGGCAAGTGGGGCATGATGGCGATTACACATTCGCCACCATTGGTGATGTGTGGAATCTGGACCAACTCGCCGCCAATGACGGCGAGGAGTTCAGCACCGATGTCAAGTGGACAACCGAATAGAAACTGCCCCGCCTCACACGCGGGGCAGTTTTGTTACCATAGGGTCGTTGATGATACCAACGCCCGCGCTACTATCATTTTGGGGTCAATGTGATACTTGAATCGGACCAATTTGGTCCTAGATTAAAATTCTAGCGCATCTCTGCATCTGCTTTCTGGCCCTTGACAAATCTTTAGAAATATGTCATAATGGGGCCATGATAGAAAAGGGGGTACACTCAGTGCAGAAAACAAAGCGACCATACGGGCTATTGCCGGTGCGACCAGAGACCCACAAGCGCGCCAAGTTGGCGGCAACAATGGCAGGAACCAGCCTATACAGGTTTGTAGACGCCATTGTTACCGAGTACCTGGAGCGCAACGCCGACCCTGCCCCCGGAAAGGATGGTGAGTAATGACTACCACGCAAATCGAAGAATACACCGCGTTCGCCGCCACCCACGAGGAATTAACCATCAGTTGGGCCTCGTGCGGCATCGCGTATGATCGCGAAGACGGCCCCCTGACATTCCCCTACCCGCCCCTGACATTCTGGGCGTGGGACAAGGCCGCATACGAGGCCGACGTCCAGACATTGACCAACGCCAAGAACCGTGCGGAGGCATGGGCAAGCAGCAGCTTTCCAGACAGCCCCGGCACTCAGCGCCCCAACTACCCGGACTATAAGGGCATTGAGCCGGGAGGGGAGCAGGGTTACTTCCTCCTGCTCCCTGACAATAGCTGGAGGTTCACGCCAGACCGGGTGGTCAACTGGGTGGACTACATCGTGAGCACGAAGGTGAGTGAATGATATGATGATGATCGCCAACGAGGAATAGATAATGGGAGAGTGGAAGGTAAGAAATGAAAATCACAACTGAGGTATTGGCAAGGTTCAACGCGTGCGAGTCGGAGGTTGACCACTTCGCCACCGACTACCCCGACGGGTTGGATATCAGTCCCCTGTGGGGAACCAACAAGGAAGCCAACGCACTGTGGCAGCAAATCCTCGGATCCTGGCTCAAAGCGGAAGTGGGCTGGGCCATCGCAGAGGGCATCCTGCCGGCCCGAATCAGGGCCAACCTGTCCGACGCCAACCTGTGCGGGGCCGACCTGTGCGGGGCTGACCTGTTCGGGGCCAACCTGTGCGGGGCCGACCTGAGCAAGGCCAACCTGTTCGGGGCCAACCTGTGCGGGGCCAACCTGTGCGGGGCCGACCTGAGCAAGGCCAACCTGTGCGGGGCCGACCTGCGCAGGGCTGACCTGTTCGGGGCCAACCTGTCCGACGCCAACCTGCGCAGGGCCAACCTGTGCGGGGCTGACCTGTCCGACGCCAACCTGCGCAGGGCCAACCTGTGCGGGGCTGACCTGTTCGGGGCCAACCTGTGCGGGGCCGACCTGAGCAAGGCCAACCTGTGCGGGGCCGACCTGAGCAAGGCCGACCTGCGCAGGGCCAACCTGTGCGGGGCCGACCTGCGCAGGGCTGACCTGTTCGGGGCCAACCTGTCCGACGCCAACCTGCGCAGGGCCAACCTGTTCGGGGCTGACCTGTCCGACGCCAACCTGTACGGGGCCAACTGGGACATCACCACTGCCTGGCCTGCCGGGTTCACCACGCCACATCAGAAGGAGGGTGACTAATGCTACCAAATGGCTACACATGCAAATGCGATCCCGCCCGCCCCGCCGCCGCTGCCATGCGCCTGCGCATCGACTACGCCACACACCACCAGCTGACCGACCTGTGCCACCTATACGGCCAAGATGAGTCGGCTACCGTGGCTGCGCTCATCGCCAGGGAACACGCCGCCCAGTTTCCAACGGGAAAGAAGGAGCCGGCATGACCCAAACTGAAAGCCAACTCGCAGGCACCATCACCAAGATTCACCTACTGCTACACGGGCCCCAACGGGTCGGGCGGCAACATCGGCTGAAAGAGTT